TACTAATTTTTTAAGTTCCTTTAACTGATACCGAAACCCGCATCTATCACATTGGGATATTGCCCACTTACCAGAAGCAAACTTTGGCCCAGCCATATGGCATCCTAATAAAAGTACTGCCGTGGAGACAGCCGCAAGGAAGCCTTTTCCCGGTCTTCACTTGAACCCAGCAACCACTGCTCTTCATAAGAAGCCTTCAGCATCTCGATCCTATTCATGGCATCAGGTATCTTTAAAGACAGATAATAGGCCAATCCAGCCGCCATACAAGGGATCATACGGAAAGGAACGTCCTCGGTGTTAACGCCGTTCCCAGCGTCTTGAATACGGCGCAAACGCCAGTAAACAAAGGAATAAAAGTTAGACTGATCTGGAGCGGGCCAAACACAGATATTGGGCAGGTTTCGCACCGTCACAATAGCCCCAGCAGTATGACCAGCAGCCGTGCTGTTATCTACCCCACGAACGCAGTTTTGTAGGGTATTCCCTGATATTTCGTTGTAACCAATAGTCTCGTTGTCCAGTTTTATAAACCCGACATAGTTCAAACCTTCTACAGAACTGAGCGTAATAGTGTTAGAAGTCGAGGTAATTGTGGTCGCTAGGGTCTTGGTTGTGACATTCTCATACCCACTTTGGCGGTCAATCCAAACTTGAATCGGCCTGCCTTGGGCGTTTTTATTAGGGATTGTGGCGTAAGTAGAAGACGAGATCCGATTGATATTGATGTCGGTCTGCGGAATACCCGTCTGAGTACGCACCACCATATCCATCAAATCAATGGTATCTACGGGTAGGGCATAACAAATCTGCCCCTGATTCAGAGGAATAGACCCCTGCTCAATAGTCCACAGGTTAATGCCTCGGTTAGCCCACTCAATCGTTAAAAGGTTCAGGCTACGGCGGGCTGTCCGCATATCGTAACCCGAACGTAACTCTTGGCCGCAACGCTCAAACGCCTCTTCTACGAGGTTATTGAGGTCTAGGTTAAAGGCGGTGGTACCGGTTGTGCTCATTTCACTTTCCTATGCGGAGCAACTTTTTTAGCCACTCCTTTAGGTTGAGCAACGAACTGTTTTCCGGCTGCTTTACCGGCTCTTTTGGCTTTCGTGGTCGCGGCGTACTCTTGCGGGGAGAGCGCTTTGATGGCGCTGGCCGGGAGGTATCTTTCCCCTGTAGCCTGCGATCCTTGCGTAGAAGGTTTGCCACTTTTAGTTCTCCACTTTTGTTGAGTCCATGCCTTCAGACTTTTTTGAGGCGCTTTCATTGGTTCCCCCAAAATTACTTTTTTTAAGTTGCTCTTCTAATACCTGTACAGAATTACGAAGTCTGGTAATTTCCGCATCCCGTTGGTCTAACTTGTGCATTAAACCGGCATTCATCTCAGCCCAAACAGCGATGCCATGCATACGCTCCTTGTGGTCTTTTAGCATCAAATCAAATAGACGCTCAGAGATCTCAATCTGTTTTTGAACGAATTCAATCACGGTAGCCCCCACCAGCCTTCTTATACTGCATAGCCAACATCTGAGCCTTACGGGCGCTCCACTGACCCGGAGCACCGCCCTTGCCGCCAGCCTTGATACTTTCAAACAAACGCTTACGCATACCGGGTTGGGTGTAATTGCCAGCCTCGTTTACCTTGGATACCTTACCACCCTCGGCATACATAGTTACCTCATTCGGATCATCCTTTCGGGTGATCGTCTTGGCCTTCGGCATTTTAGAGGGGCTGATAATCCCCATTCCCCGGCTTGGTCTCATTTAGCAGTACTTCCCGCCCTTAGCCATTTTGACCATCTTGGTGTCGGTCTTGCCTTTTTTGGCAACGCCATCAGCAGTCTTGTGACCACCAGCCAAACCACCGCCAGCCATCTTCTTGACTTTGCCACCGTGCTTCATACCGGCTTCTTTCATCTCATGCTTGAGCATGGACTTGGGAGCGCCCTTTTTCTTCATAAAGGACACTTCCTTTTTCATCATTGCCTTTGACTCTTTCATGGTGCCACCTTCCTTTTTAGTGAACTCTTTGCCTACGGACGTTGGTACGCCCACCTTTTTTGCAAACTTTGGGTTATGAGCCACCGCCTGCATAAATCTTTCTTGCTTGGCTGAAACACTAGGCACGAGTCTTACCCCGGATCGCTATGCCATCAGCACGTTTAGAGGCGGACGATACCTTGCCTCCTTTTTTAAACGACATTAATTTTCCAGCATTAGCCAACCCAGAAACTTGAGAGCCAAAGGCTACTGCCCCAGAAGATAACGGCGGGGGATTTGGCATAGGCCCACCCATGTAATTTGGTTTCATGACCATTGGCTCTGGTTTGTCGGCCTTGGGAGTACTAGCCATAAAGCCTAATGACCCGCCGCCACCTATTGGGCCTTGACCGCCACCAGATCCACTTTTGATTGAGTTGATGGCATTAGCAGCGCTGTCAACGGCGCCCATAAGGGAAGTCGCCTCTGAGGCAATCCCAGATAGTCCACCGCCAGCGTATTTCTTAATCTTCTTTTTCATACCATTTTCCCACGGGTTTTACCACGTTGAGCACACCCATCAGCACGTTTGGAAGCCGAACCAACTACTCCGCCAGAGCGCTTCTTTTCTGGCTCAGACTTAGGCTCTTCCTTCTTGTCTTCCTTCTTCTCTTCCTTTGGTTTGATAATGGTCTCAATAGCCTTACCTAACAAAGTTGTCAGAACGCTGGGGTTCACGCTACACCATCCTTCCACGGGTTTTGCCACGAGCAGCACAACCGTCAGCACGCTTAGAAGCCGAAGAAACTTTTCCACCCTTTTTTAACCCCAGTTCCCTAACATCTTCTTCATCCAAACGTTTAAAGTTTGTTTGTCCTAACGTATCGGATAACAAAGCATGTTCAGCCATTTTTTTCTTTCCGGCATTAGCCGCCATCTTTGCTGCTTCTCTAAAAGCACTCATATCAGATCATCCTTCCCTTGGTCTTGCCACGCTGGGCACAGCCATCAGCGCGCTTGGAGGCGGAAGATGCTTTTACTGATCCACCCTTTTTAAGACCCATTTGCTCACGTCTAGCGGCGTTAACCTTTGCGGCTGCGGCTGCTTGGCGGTTAGAGAATTTGTTCAAATACGCATCACGGTCGCGTCGGAAATCTGCTGCGGTTTTAGCCGCTCCGGCTGCATCAGCGTCTTGATTAGCGCCTCGACTTAAGTATGCGGCTCGCTCTCTGTTTAGTTCGCCAGCGGTCTTGGCGGCTGCGGCTGCATCGGCTGCCTGAGAGGCTGATACACGTCCGGGAGTACCGCGACCAAAGTTATTGGTTGCGGCACGGATCTTAGCGTCGTCAGCGGCTTCTTGAGCGGCGGTACGAAGATCTGACATACGATCTTTAGCCATGCCAGCAGAGGCATCGCCAGTGGTATCCATATCCGGACGGGACATCACGTCCATTTCAGCGTCTTTATCTTGCTCGTCCTTGCGGCTTTTCTTGTCCTTGCTGCCGCCCATCATTTTGGAGGCCAATAAAGCAGCACCACCAAGAAGGGCTGCGTTGCGTAATCCTTTTCCCATGATTAAATCATCCTTCCTTTAGTTTTGCCTTTTTGAGCACATCCGTCTGCACGCTTGGAGGCGGATGAAACTTTGCCACCAGCACGTTTCTTAACCAGTTCTTCCTTTGATTTGTCCGAATACTCTTTTTCCTGAGTAAATCCCATCTTGTCGGCTAACTTACTTGCCCCAAGGGTCACAGCACGGACGGCCCTTTTAACCATAGGCATATCATCATCAACCTTGGTCTCACGGATCATCTTTGTGCGTGTAGATTCTTCGGCCATCACTTACCCCTTTTGCATAAGGAGATCAATTTTTGCTTCAAGTTTGTTAAAGCGTTGGTCAATGTGCTCAACAAACTTGTCCATTTCTGCTTGAGTGACGTTATCACGGGCCACCTCTTCTCTGGTTCGATTAATTAAAATACTAAGGCGCTGTAATTCAGATATTTTCTCATGACCTATATAGGCCAAAACACCTATTAGAGCCGTTAGCAACGTATTCCAAAGCATCATCTCCATATCAGCACTTCCACGCCCGTAGGCTCTTATTGATACGGCTGTTTGGATCTTTAGCGGTTTTAGCGCTAGTTAACTTCTTTTTCATGCCGGTCATCCTTGCACAGAAGGACTTCTTGCGTGAACCGCCTTCGGGTTGCGGAGCCTTCAAGCCGGGCTTGCCGGGATTGGCAGCGTTGTACGATGCCCTCCCCTTAGCGTTTAGCCCACCTTTTGGGTTCTTGCCCTCTTTGCGTTGCCACGCAGGAGTCTTAGCCATTTGATACTTTCTCGTCTTTAACAAGCCGTGGGTAGAAGGCTTCGTTTCCGAAGTCGCCCTCGTACTCTTGTACGCCCATATGGCCTAGTTTGATTGTTGGGTCTACCCAAACTTGGAACCCTGCCTCACGGGCGCGGTCACAGAACAGGTAGTCTTCTCCAACATAGGAGTTGTCTTTTACTGCAAAGTCAAATATCGCAGACAGCGAGCGTCCGGTTCTCTCGTCCCAGTACTGCCACTGAGGGTTGTCTTTAACCAGATCCTCAATGACTTTTCTCTTAATCATCATAAAGGCGGTAGCCACACGTTTAGCACGTACCAGCCCCATACCATTCATGGTGACACCCTTCTCGTCTTCATCCAAAGTAACGATATAGGTCTTTTCTGCCTTACGGGCACACGGGATACCGGCTGCAATATCAACATTGTTCTCGGTAGTCCATGCCATCAAACGGATAATGTCCTCTGGTTGAAAATTAATGTCCGAATCTATGAACATCAACTCTGTCGCATCAGACTCCAAAAAATCTTGAACTAAAAGATTACGTGCCCGTGATACCACCGAGCACCCACAAATGCTTCCCATCGTAATGTCAATCCCATGCTGAGGCGCCTGTTGGGCAAACCGCATTAATGAGATGGCTTGTTTGAGTGAAACTTTGTGGTCGTAAGCAGGAATGCCAAAGAAGATCTTATGGCCTGCTAACGTGTAACCTTTTTCGTTTTGCATTTATTTGGTTATCCGTAGAAAAGTACCATTGAGGTTGTGTTAGTAACGGTGCCGTGTAGCGTACCTGTTTTAACCAGAATACCCTCACCCGGTAAAGGAATGATGGTATATCCAGCCGTGCCGCTTGCAGCAGTGTCGACAGTGAGTACAACGTCACCGCTGGCACCGCCTTCACGAATAACAACAGAACCGGCACTCGCACCATTTATTGCATAAACGGTCTTAATACGAGTCCGATTAATGTCGTTATTGTTCTGGTCTTTAAAATTACCAGTAGCAGTTAACGGTTTTGTGCCAAATACATCATATTGCATGGAAGCCATGTCAGCCTCCTATTACAATAAGTTGTTGTCTTGAACGTAAAGAACCGTAACAGTTGCTGCACCAGTAGTGCCGTCTCCGTCAGTACCCGTGAAATAAGCCACGACTTCCGCACCGTTAGCACCTACGTCTGTACCAACAGCCTCAATAGCAGTAGACTGAGTAAGAGCCACAGCCTTAGCATTGGTAGATGTTAGGAAGGCGTTGGTGTTACCGGTTACGCCAACCGTTACCGTAGCAGCGTTGGTGTCGTTAGAACCAGTAGTAATATTCAGGATACAGTTAACGACCTGCGAATTGGCAGGAAGAACTGCAACGGTGGTGTTAACAGAAGTTCCGATAATGTCAATCACAGCGGACTGAGCCATCAAAACGGAGCCTACGTTACGAACATTAGATCCTACCGTGGTACCGGTAGTATTAGAAATATCACCAGCCTTAATTGGGCCGGAAAAGGTAGTAGTTGCCATATTGTCCTCGTGTAGTAGCACATCCTCGTACCCTCTCTACTAAGTCTGCTAGGTCAGTCGGTACGAGTAAAATCCTAGTCCATACAGAATACAACAAAAGGGGGGTTTTGCAACCCCCCCTCCTACAACTTAAGCGCCCGGTGAACCGAAGACGCCTAGCGGATCAGACCAGCCGAACGAATAACGCTCGCGGGACTTGTAACGGACGTTACCAGTGTCGAAGTCACCGTCCATTGACTGAGCCAATGGGGTACGAACAAAGTGCTTCAAACCGTTAGGAACGTCAGTCGTCAAGAACCAAGCATCTGGGTCGGTCAAGAAGTGGTTAACTGTGTAACCCTCTGGGATCGAACCATTACTCTTCAGAGCGTTGATGTCGTTGTCAGCCGTAGCAACACGCAGTTCCGTCTCAAGAATACGAGTCGCAACGAACATGTTGGAAGGAGCAACGACCAGTTTACGCGGCTTTGCAGCAATCAGCAGGCCACGCTCGTCCGTCCAAGCAGCGATCTGAATAACAGCAGCCTCAAGGGAGGTCTCAGAAAG